ACGATATATTTATTACTATATAATAACATATAGGTTCAACTATGAGTATAGATTATGAAATATTTGATGGTAAATCACTATCATCACTTTTCAAAGACATTTATGACAACACACAATTTAACAGAAAACAACTTGATGTATTGACAAAAGAACTTGTTCAATTTATTAAAGATGGAGATACTGCTGTACAGATAGTACCGATGATAAAAGAGTATCTTGAAATCAATGTTAGAAATGATGACCAACTTGTTAAGATGGCTGGTATTGTTCAAAGACTTATTTCTGCTGAAGGTAAAGCTGGTTCTGAAGATGAGTTTGGATTATCAGAAGAAGAAAAAACTCAATTGCTTTCTGGTATGGAAGATACTATAAAAGACTTACAAACAGAGTCTGATAATATACATAATAAAATAGAAAATGCAACCAAAGGTAGTTAATGGCTTTTATTGAAAAAATAGGAGTTGATAATACTTTAAGTCTAGAAAAAGAATTATCAGCTTTAACTCCAGAAGCAAGGACTCAAGTTAGTCGTTATATAAAAAAAGTAATTCAAGCCTCTGCATTTAAATTTCACGAAACAGAAGCTTTGACAGTAAGAAAAGTAAAACTAGACAAACTTAGTAATCGTGGTTACGTAGATGGTGAGTTTGTGAATAGTAGAAGATTTGTTGAAGATGTTCAACCACAATGGCCAAATATAACTACTGTTCCTGTAGAAGGAGAACAAGTTTCTGTTATAGAACATAATGGGCAACACTACTATACAAGTATTATAAATAGAACAGGAGATGTTAATAGTAATATAGTTGATGGTCAAAAATTAAAAAACTTTGAAACAAGAACTGTAAGGCCAATTGAACTAAACGAAGGTTCTACTGCATATGAGGGTAGAAATGGACAATCAATACATTTTGATACAGGATTTGATTTTTCACCCTCTATAAAGATACGAGCTCATAGTGGTTCTGCAGCTGGTGGATTAATATCAGAAGATTTAGATGATGATGACTCATCAATTTATCTAACTTCAAATGGATTACGTGGACAAAAATTTAATGGTAGAGAAATCAGAGGAAAAAATGTATTTATAAAATCTGATGATATATATATAAAAGGGAAAAAAGACGTTATTATTGAAGGTGATGAAATTTTTATAAACGCAAAATCAGGACAAACTATAAAAATGGGAGATCCAAATTCAGTATACATACCTACTGTAAATGGTAAAGAGATATCAAATTTTTTACAAAACTTAATTAGTTTTGTAAGTAAAACTATGGGTGCTATAGGAAAAGCTAGTAATCCTGCTACTTTAGTTCAAGCTGCTAAAGATATAAAGACAGCATTGGGAGAAGATTTACCAGCGATAGTTGATACGGTTCAAAATGAAACATATTTGAATAAAAGTATAATGACAGCAGATCCTAATTTTAAATTACCAGAAAATAATGTGTTAAAAAGAGTACAAGCTGCTAAGAAAAAAGCTGAAAATTTAAAGAACAAAGTTGAAAAAAGAGCAAAACAAATTGAATCTGATCAAAGTAAATTAGAAAAACTAAAAACTAAATTATAGGAGTTATCATGACTAAGAAAGACCTTGTAAAAGTAATACAAGAAGTAGTTAGAAGAGAAGTAAAAAAAGAAGTTAAGAAGATATTTATACAAGAACAAAGAACTTCAAAAGATAGTACACCAGTACTAACAGACATCATAGAACAGAAATTTTTAGAACCCAAAGAAGAAGTACAATACACTAAAAATAAATCTTTGAATGATGTTCTAAATGAAACTGTTGGACTAAGTAAAAAACAAAAAACTAATTTTGATGAATATCCAACTATGGGTGGTAAAGCTTTTGATACAAGTAGAATGACAGAATTAATGGGATATGGTCAAACAGAAGAAGGTAAACGTGACATGGTTGCAGTTGATACTTTACAAAAAGCTGGAAAGACAGTAAATGATGTACCCGAACACATAACAAATGCTTTAACAAAAGACTATAGTAAGTTAATGAAGGCAATGAATAAGAAGAAAGTAGGAGGACTTGGATAATGCCAAGAAGTGCTAAAGAAATAGATATAGATCCAAACACATATATTGGTTTGTCTTTTCCTTTAAAGGCGGATGGTAATAATAATTTTACCATGACTAAAAATTCGTTTCAACAATCACAACATAATCTAAGAAACTTGTTACTAACACATCCAGGTGAACGTGTTGCTCAACCAGAATTTGGATGTAGATTACGAGAATTATGTTTTGAACAAAGAGATGATGATTTACCAGGTAGAATAGAAGACATTGTAAAAGAAGCAGTATCAAATTGGTTACCTTATATAAACATAGTAGATGTGGCAACACTAACTGATGATAAAAATACCATATTTGTAACTTTGAAATATTCCACAGCTTTAAATCCAGAAACATTTGAACAAATTACATTAGACACTAGCTACTCGGCGACTAGATATTAATAGGAAAATAAAATGGCAAGAACAACTGTAAAAAAAGATTCAGTAAAAACAGTAAATTATCTTAATAAAGACTTCAATGATTTTAAAGGTAATTTAATTGAATTTGCTAAACAGTATTTTCCAAATACATATAATGACTTTAACGAAGCTTCACCTGGTATGATGTTTGTTGAGATGGCATCTTATGTTGGTGATGTTCTATCGTACTATATTGATTCACAGTTCAGAGAATCTATGTTAGCTTATGCCGAAGAAAAAAGAAATGTATACAACATAGCTCAATCTTTTGGATATAAACCAAAAACAACATCTGCTGCTACAGTTGTATTAGACGTTTTTCAAACTGTACCGGCGTTGAACAATAAACCAGACACTAGATATTCTTTAAATATACCAGCAGGTGCGGTTATAAAAGCTCCTTCAACGGCAACAACATTTAGAACAACAGAAGATGCAAATTTTAAATTCTCAAGTTCTTTTGACCCGATGACTATTTCAACATTTGAATCAGATGGTGGAGTTCCTACAAAGTACTTATTAAAGAAAAAAGTAAAAGCTCAAAGTGGAGACATCATTTCAGAGTTTTTTAATTTTAATTCAGCTGAAAAATATGCTGAAGTAAGATTAGGTAATCCTGATGTTATAGAAATTTTATCTTGTACAGATAGTGATGGTAATAAATGGTATGAGGTAGATTCTTTAGCAAGAGACACAATTTTTGAAGATATGGAAAATAACGTATCCAATGATCCACAATCTGCAGGAGATAGTAATTTGGCTCCTTACATTTTAAAACTTAAAAGAGTATCTCGTAGATTTTCATCTCATATAAATGAAAATGATGAAACTGTTCTAAGATTTGGAGCTGGAGTATCAGACAATCCTGACGAAGAGATTGTTCCAAATCCAACAAATGTTGGTTCAAGTTTACCTGGTAGTCCAAGTTTTTTAACTACCGCATTCGATCCTAGTAATTTTTTAAAAACTAGTACCTTTGGATTAGCACCTGCAAATACAACACTTACTATAAAATATTCATATGGTGGTGGTATAGATGATAATGTAAATCAAGGTGAAGTAAAACAAATAACCGATATAAGTTTTGAGTTACAAAGTGCTTTACTATCAGACTCATTAGTTCAAGATGCAAAAGATTCAGTATCATTTACGAATCCAAGACCAGCTACTGGTGGTTCTACTGGTGAAAGTGTTAAAGATGTAAGAGAAAACGCACTTGCACATTTTCAATCACAACAAAGAGCGGTTACAAAAGATGATTACATCATAAGAGCATATTCATTACCTGCAAAGTATGGTAATGTTGCTAAAGTACACTTCGTACAAGACGAACAACTTAGTAGAGCTGGAATGTCAGATAATTTAGAACGTGTTATAACAGAAGAAGATATCGGTACTACTGTACAGTCATTACAAGTTAACAAAATACCAAATCCATTGGCAATTAATATGTATACACTTGGGTACGATAGTAATAGAAAATTAAGAACGTTGACAGAAACAACAAAACAAAATTTAAAAACTTATATATCACAGTACAGAATGATTACGGATGCGGTTAATATTAAAAATGCATATGTTATCAATATAGGTATCAATTTTTCTATATTAACTAAAGTTGGATTTAATAAGAATGATGTTCTTCTAAGATGTGTATCTCAAGTTCAAGATTTCTTTGACATTGATAGATGGCAAATAGGACAACCTGTCGTATTGGGTGATATAGCATATGAGTTGTCTTTAGTTGAAGGGGTTGCATCATTAGTACCACCAATCGAAGACAATCCAAACAAAGAACAAATTGTTGTTAAAAATTTATTTGATGTAGGACAAGGTTATTCCGGAAACATATATGATATGGAAAGTTCCTTGAAAGGTGGAATTTTATATCCAGCATTAGATCCTAGTATATTTGAAGTTAAATTTCCAAACTCAGATATTAAGGGTAAAGTAGTTGGTGATAATTTAGGTATAGTGGAGTAGACAGATGCATTATTTTACATTCGCAGAAAAAGATTCAACTTTATATCAAGCTAGTAGTAGTTTAAATTCAGGTATGGATGAAATAATAGAAGTCAGAAAAGACGTTAGTGATAGCGGAAATACCGTAAACTCTAGTAGAATAGTAATAAAATTTAATTTAGACATGATATCAGGTTCCCTTAATAGTGGAACTATTACAAGTGCATCATATTTTTTAAACTTATATGATGCAAAACCAGAAGCGTTGGTTACCTCTCAAAGTTTATTTGCGTATCCAATAAGTGGTTCGTGGATAATGGGAGATGGTCGTTCATATGATAATCCAGTAACAGACGAAGGCTGTAGTTGGAATTATAAAGATGGACAAACAGATGGTACATTATGGAACAGTCAAGTAAGTTCATCTGGTGGTTCTTGGTTTAGTGGTAGTTTGTATGAAGCTTCATATTCATTTGACCACCGAACTTCAGATGTAAGAATGAATGTTACTGATATTGTTAACAAGTGGTTAGAGGGAACAATACCAAATGATGGTTTTATGGTTAAGAGAAGTGGTAGTATTGGTAACATAAGTACTGGTAGTGGAGCAGATGAGGGTAACACAACTAGGTTTGGTAGTTTGTCATTCTTCTCATCAGATACTCATACTAAATATCCACCAACATTAGAAACTGTGTGGAATGATTCTAAATATGTACCAGGTACCTTATCACCATTAGCTGGTTCAGAGATGGAAGACATGGTTGTTTATATGAAAGGTTTAAGACCAGAGTATAAAGAAAACTCTAGAGTTAAATTTAGAGTTGTTGGTAGAGAGAGATTTCCATCAACGACATATTCAACGACTGCAGATAATTTAACTGTAAAATATTTACCTATTAGTTCATCTTACTATTCTATCAGAGATGCAGAAACACATGATATAATTGTACCTTACGATAGTGGT